TTAGCAACCATTAAGGTGCCTTGATACATTATTCCATAGTCAGAACCAGAGATCTCAGTTGTCATATCCATCAACTTCACAGTACCCACTGCTGATTTATGGAATACTAAACCGATAGTTTTACTATCGTCACCTGAGTAAGTGTTGTTAGCACCTGATGGGTTTGAAGCAACGTTTGTCTGAGGTACGTTGTTGCTCATCATTACAGGAATACCTGCGACTTGCTGAACACGACCTGATGCAAACGAACCATTACCTTGTGGGTTGAAGTCAACATCTACAGTTCTTGTAGCAGACTCAGCAAGTTTGTAATACTCAGCAGGTGGTAGTACACAGAAACGATCTGTTGGAGGAATGTCACGCTCGTCAAATGTTTGAGCAATGTCATAGATAGCAGCAGCTATCTCATCACCTGTGACGTTTGCTGAAGTTGTATTACCAGTAGCTAATGTTAATGTAAGACCACCATTACCACCTGTAAGAGTAGTAGATGCTCTTGAAGCATTAGCGATTTGCTTGGCTACGTTTTGATCGTATGTACGAGCAAGAGCCTTACCAAGCTCATCAGCATAGGTAGCTCTAACGTCATAATGATTCTTAAGTTCATCAATCGAAGCTACAAAACTTTGTGCGATTAATAGATCATCAATGTTGATAATCTTTTCATTTGCCAAGATTTGATTGGCTCCAACGAGAGGAGTTCCTACTGTGTGATACGCAGCAGTAGCAGTTCCTAATACTGGAAACTGTGCTGACTTACCACTTGTGATAGTACGAACTGAATGAAGTTGCTCATTGAAGATGTTATTTCTGGTAAATGCTGTTAGAACCTCTCCTGAGAAAATTTTCAAAAAGAGATCATTAAAGCCACTACCAGTATTATTAATCAAACCAAGGCGAGATACGGTAGCGTTAGCCATCCTATAAAGTCCTTGTGAATAATTTAAAAAGTTAATAACTAACTTCGCTTCAATCCTTTTTCGCAAGTGGTATCTGACGCATCAGGCACTTTAGATATTTAGATTTACGCTTTGTTAATTTTATACTGAACCGCAATTCCACTTGCGTAATGCAAGGGCTTTACGAGTTAACTTACCATCTTTCTTTAACGGTCCTTTTACTTTTGACATTCTTGCACAAAAAGATTTTCTTCTTGCTTTCTGTCTAGGAGAAAGACCTGTCTTTTTAGTAACAGGAGCTTGCAAGTTTCCACCTGTTGCTCGGTTGTATTTCCTACGACCAGAAGCAGAAAGACCTCCTGAGGGATCTTTGTCTTTTTTGGTAAGAGATACTCCCTTAGACATAAAGGAAAGATTAGTAGTTATTTAAAATATAACACTCTTATGCGATCTTTAAACTCTTTCGTCCTTTTCTTCTTTTGTGATTGTAAGAAATTCTTTTACTACTGGTCTTCTCTGCCTTAAATTTTGCCTTCTCTTTACTACTCATTTCACCTGTTGTTTTAGGTGTTTTACTACTAACTCTTTTAGATGGTCTGCAAGCAGGGTATCCACGACTCTCACCCTTCTGTCTTCCACAGGGCTTACCTGTTTTGACATCAACCCATTTCTCTTTAAACCATCTATCAAGACTCATTTGCCTACTTGTTTCTGTGCAGCATTATGTGCAGCTTTAAATGATTTACCTTCACGCATGAGCTTTTTCATAAGGTTCATGTGCTTGGGTGTGTGATGAACTGAATGTGCTTTCAGTTTTCTCATCTGTGAAAGATTAAGCTTTGCCATTTTTCTTTTTCTTTTTTGATTGACGAAGGATCATAAGATCTTCTCTGGTAATTTTGCCATCACCAGTTTTGTCTAGTTGTTTTTGTTTTTTAGATAAAGGCATAATTAAGTTTTTTTATAGCCACCACCAGCAGCTTTATACTGTCTTACAAGTTGTCCACTTGCATAAGCAGAAGGCCACTTTTTAACAGTGCGTTTTACCTTTTCTTTTATTCTTGCATAAAGCTTGGGGTTCGTAGGTGTGTTAGCCATGTTTAACTTTGACCAAAGACATTTGAGCCTTCATACCTAGCATAAACACTTTCTGTATATGCTACATCTTTACCATAACGAGGATCACTTACTGCTGCATTTACTTCTGCTGTAGATTGAAATGGTCTTGGTCCATTAGTTGAAGGTCTTCCTGTTACTAAGTCTGGTTCAATACCCATAGCATTTTGATACTGATTGTATAATCCTTGAACAGCTAACTTAATTTTAAATGTTGAAGCTGTTTCTGTTAGTTCATCAAATTCGCTAATGTCACTATCAGATAGATTTTGTCTTGCCCAGTTTACCATTTGTTCATAATTATTATCACCACCTACAGAATCTTTTATTCCCTGTATTTCAACAGAAGCGATATCTTCAATATTATTACCTGCTTTTAAACCTTGCAAATAAGTATCTACTAATTGTTTTGAGAAACCACCTTCTTTTAATTTTGCGTAATCATCTTCTGTTATCTCTCCTTCATTATTAAATCTCTCTGTAATATCTGCTGGATCTATACCAACTTCTTGTAAAACACTATATACACCATCACCATATAAATCTTCAAAATCTATATCTGATTCAGACTGTGTTTGGTCTTCAGATTCAATACTTTCTTCTGCTTCAGATTCTTCAGTAATTTGTTTTGTTTGATTTATAGAACCAAGTTTACCTTCGAGTTCTTTATAACTAGAAGCTAAATCTTCAATAGATTTAAACTTACCAGCATACAAACCATTCTCATCTTTTAAAGATTCAAGATCTTGTGCAGACATTGGTGGTGTCTCATTGACATTTACTTGTGATGAAGTCATAAAAGTTTTTAATTAAAGGATAATGTATTTCCATTTTTGGTCTTGACATCACCTGTCTTACCAGAAACGGGGTTAGGATCATTTACACCTAGTCGAGAAACTACTGCTTTAGTTTCTTCTGTCTTAGTAGTTTTTTCATTACTGTTCGATTTCTTGGTCGGCATTGTTAGATTCCTCCTGTATTTGTTGTGCCTGTGCATTGTTTTTAGGATCTAATAATTTAGAACCCAAAGCAGCAGGTCCAAGGCTTTGTATAAGCTGCTGCTGCTGCATCTGTTCCATCTCTGCTTGTATCTCTTCTGGTGTTTTAACTAAGTTATTTGTATCAATACCTATAGAAGTTGCTAGACGTTTTATAGCTTCATCAAGATTAACGAATTGTCTCATTACATCAGGACCAAGTGCTTGTGAAATAGTTGATATAAATTCAATAAGTTTATTACGATCATTACCACGACCAAGACCTTGAATACCTGTAACAATTTTAGGTTTCACTATTTTATCTGGTAACTTAGGCATCTTTCCAGAACGTACAAGCATGTGCATCCTTCTTCTAAGGTAAGGCAATTGAAACTCTTGAGACAGAATAGAGTACACTCCACCCAGACTGTTCTCTAACTCTTGAGCCATAAGACTTATCTCTGCTGCTGTTACTCTTTCTGCATCTCTCTGTATAGATCTCACCATAAGAAAAGCATTTTGTAATCTTTGTTCAATTCGCTGTATAGATTGTAAAGCGATACTGAAATCCCCTGCTTTTCCTACTTGCATGACGCTTATATCAGCAGCACTTCCTTCTCTGATCGCACCATTAGGAGCCTTTGCCAATGTGCTAGCCCTAGTCTGACCGTTAGGATTGACCAAAAATAAAATTTTTGCACTGGCAGCAGCACCTTCAATTATACTTTGCATCAAAGCTTCTAAACTTACAAGGTCACCACGATATTCGCCAACATATCCACGACCATAATTTTCTCCATCTATTCGTACCCAACGTAATAAGATCCAAGGAGATACTTCAATCTTAGATCTACCATCGGTATTAGGTATCTTCTCTCCTTTACATTCTTGATACCAAAATAAATTTTCATTCTGTCTTTTAATTATTGTATATATATCTATTTCACCTTCCATTTCTTTTGCGTCATAATTATCTTTCTTTTTAATTTGTTCTACAAAACTAACAGGTAGAGCATTTGGATTAACAGATTCTTTAGTAATTATTTCTAAAACATTACCAACAGAATCACGTTTACAAACAAACTTTTCTAAAGGATAAACTTTTAAACCATTATCAGTTAAATATAAAAGAACATTACCAGCTACTATTAAATGCTTAAGAGCTTCAAACATAGCTACACGATCATTAGAAACTTCAATCTCATCCATCAAAGCATTTTCATATACTCTTAAACCTTTATCAATTTCACTTTCTAAACCTGATTGACCTTCTTTTAAAAGTTCTAAATTATCTAAAGCTAATTTAAAGAAAGGTGTTGAAGGTGGTAAAAGAGCTACTAATAATTTTGCTGCTAATGAATTAACAGCCATAGCTCCTGTTGATTGAAAAGGTGTTTTGATTTTTGATCTATTACCTTTAGCAGTCTCAGGTATAAGACTCGGTATTGTAACTTTAGAAGAGTCTTGAGCTTCTCTTAAAAAGACAGATCTATCTGCTTGTAATTGTTCATAACGACTAGCAGCATTAAAAGTGTTTGAAGTATATTCCATACTTATACGTTTAAGTTACCACCGTAAGATCTACCACTTGCTCTTCTAATTCTAAGAGGACTAGCTCCTCTTCTTCTCATAGTATCTTGAGGTAAGGCACTTGATTTTTTTCTACCTTTACCAACTACAACATTCTGTGCTCTTTTTTCTGGTGCTGGTGCAGTTGGTCTTGGTGGTGGTAACTGAGGAGGTCTTGGAGGTCTTAGGCACATAATTAATTTTCTAATACATTGTTAGAAAGCATAGTTTCTTTCTGTCTTTTTTGTTGTTCAATTAAATAATCAACAACATACCTTTGACCTGCACGATACCATACTTCTCTATCAGATAATGACAAATCAGGGTGACGATTTGGAAAGATACTATCTAAACTATATATCAATTCGTCTGTAATTACAGGTAATTTATTATCCACAGATTTAATATAGTTATAATTATTTTATATGTTAATGTATAGATAGCAAGGATTGGTTGCCTTGCTGTACTGCTTTGAAAACCCTATGTTGGTGGTTCCTCATAGGGTTTTCTTTATGGTTTCCAAAGATTTACTTCTCCTGTCTGATAGTTATAATCACCTTCTCTTAGTATTCTTGTAAGTCTTGCATTGAGTATGGCATCAGCTAGTGTATGCCCTTTCTTCGTATAAGTCTTTGATACTTT